CTTTCCATTTCCCCCCAAATCGTTTAAAATCCGGAAAAAACGGCGAAAAGGAGTGAAAATGCCATTATTCGATCTTGAGGTTCGGGACGAATCCCCGATCCATGACGCCGTCAAGGATCTTATTGAGGATCTTGAGGGGGAGGACCTTCTTGATTACCGGACGAAGCTGCTCACCGTGGTGATGCTGTCCACGGCGAAGGCCCTGGATCGTGGTCTCTGCGCCGCGAAAGTCTCCGTCGCCACGACCCAGCTCGCACGGCAGCTCCTGGACGGCATTGAGATGCTGCCGAAGCCTCCGGCGAAGACCGGCTCGGTGTTCGACACGCTGCAGACCGTCATCGAAGCCGTCACGGCCCGATCGATGGGACTCTGACCGTGTCCGTCCAGCTGCCCGACGGCCTGACCGCCGCCTACGCCACCCTCCGGGACCCGGACCGGCCCAGCCTCGGCCCCGTGGTCGCCGAAGTCTCCGAGCGGGTTCGAGGGCGCCGGCTGATGCCGTGGCAGCGGTACGTCGCCGACGTCGCCTGCGAGCTGGACCCCGAGCATCCCGGCGAGTGGTGGTACCACACGGTGATGGTCTCCGTGCCCCGCCAGGCCGGCAAGTCCGACCTGGTCGGCGCCATCCACCTGCACAGGATGCTGGCTTTCGCCGATCACCGGGCCGTGATGACGGCGCAGACCGGGAAGGACGCCGGTAAAAGATGGCGGTCCTACGTGGACGATATCCCGGCCGTGGAGGAATCCGGCGTCGAAGTGCTACGGGGAAAGGGCGCCGAGCGGCTCACCTACGCGCCGACCGGCGCCTATCTCGAACCGTATCCGCCGACGGACTCCGCGATCCACGGCGACGCGATCGACCTGGAATCCGCCGACGAGTGCTGGGCGTACACGCCGGAGCAGGGCACCGCGATCGAGGCCGCCGTCAAGCCAGCTCAGGCCACTCGGCGGCTCGCCCAATCCTGGCGGCTGTCCACCCGCGGCTCGGAGGCGACGTCGGGCGGATGGTGGGATGAGAAACTCGTCCACGGCCGGGCCGCCACCAAGGACCTCGGGTCCCGGGTGGCGTTCTTCGAGTTCTCCGCCGACCCGGAACTGGCCGACCGGGACCCGTACGGCGACGCCACCCTCGCCTACCATCCCGCCATCGGCTACACCCAGTCCCTCCGGCGTCTGCGGGCGCTCGGCGACGGCCTGCCCCTCGCAGAGTGGCGCCGTGCATTCCTCAACCTGCCGACCGCCGGAGATGACAAGGCGGCTTTCGACGTCGCCATGTGGACCGCCAGGGCGATCCCCGAGGACGATCCCGCCGCCCAGCACCGGCGGCCCGGCGACACCGTCATCGCCTACGACGCCTCCCGAGACGGGACCGGCGCCACCATCGCCGCGGCCTGGCTGGACGATGACGGAGACCCCGTCACCGTCATCGCCTGGTCCGGGAACGGCGTCCGCGAACTCGAACCTCGCTTGCGCTACCTGTGGGCGGACGGCTACCGGAGGATCGTCGCCGACCCCACCGGGCCCACCCGGCTCATCGCCGAGACCCTCGCCGCCGACGGCATCGGCCAGACCGGCGCCTACAGCGACTACCAGGACGCCTGCCAGGCCCTGATCGACCGGTCCAGGGACGGCACCGTCTCCCACGTCCAGGCCGGCTGCGTCATCTCCGCGATCGACGCCGCCCGGCTCCGCGTCACCAACCGCGGCGTGGACTTCGACGCCGCCAAGTCCGACGGCCCGATCGACGCCCTCCGCGCCACCGCCCTCGCCGTGTGGGCCGCCGGGAAATACTTATCCAAACCCGTCCTGCAGATATGGTAGGGTGATCCACGTGGCACGAAACCCATTCACATCCCTCGTCCGGGCGGTGACCGGCCGGCAGGCGCCGCCCCGGCTGCAGCGCGTCGAAAACGGGGTCACCATCCGCCGTGACGCCGACGCCGACCCCCGAGTGCTGGACTCCGTCTACCGGGCCCTTGCCATCCTCGAAGGATCAATCTCCCAGCTCACCCTGGACCGGTATTCCCGCACCCTCGGACGCCCCCGCGGCTCCGCCACGGGCATGATCCAGCGGATCCTGCCGGCCGGCCAGACCCTCCCCGGATTCCTCGGCGAGATAACCCAGTCCCTCGCCCAGACCGGCAACGCCTGGCTCCGCGTCCCCCGAGACGGCGCCGCGGGCCCCGTCCGGGTCCTGGACCCGACCCGGTGCTCCGCCCGGATCGACGTCGCCACCGGCGTCAAAACCATCACCTACGACACACTGACCGTCTCCGACGTCCGTCAGCTGCAGCTCACCCACGTGCCCGGTGAGCCGCTCGGCCAGGGCCCGATCCAGGCGTGGGCCGACGGCCTCCGCGGCGCCATAGACGCCCACCAATACGCGGCCCAGTGGACCAAACGGGGCGGGCGCCCCACCGGGATCCTCACCACCGACCAGACGCTCTCCGCCGAGATGGCGAAAGAGTGGAAGACGGCGGCCAACCAGACGATGACTCCCGAGGGCGGCGTCGCCGTGCTCGGCTCCGGCCTCACATACAAACAATGCTATTTGACGCCGGCCGAGCTACAGCTCTTGGACGTCCGCAAAGTCAACGTCATCTCGGTAGCGCGGATTTTCGGGATCCCGGCCCGGCTCATGCTCACCTCCGGCGACGGCGACTCCAAAACCTACGCCAACATGGAGCAGGAGTCGATCCTGTTCGTGCGGCATACGCTGATGCCGTACATGCGGGAAATCGAAGCCGCCCTATCCGAGCTACTCCCAGATGACGTACGTTTCAACGTGGACGGTTTCCTGAGGCCGGACACGACCACGCGGTACGCCGCCCACAAGGTCGCGATCGAATCCGGATTCCTCACGATCGACGAAGTCAGGGCCATCGAAGGCCTCAACCCACTACAAGAAACCGAGAAAGACGAAAAGGAAGGTGACGCCGATGGCGAAGACCGAGCATCCGTCAGCGACCCTGAACCGGATCCGGAGGCGTAGCGCCCCCATCACCGAGCGGTTCGCCGACGCCGGGATCGGCGGCGGCTGGGAGATAACAGCCCGGGCGGTCCCCCTGGACACGCCCACCGAGATATTCCATGGTTTCGTGGAGACCATCCAATCCGGCGCCTTGGTTCCACGTGAAACCGGGGTGAAGCTCTTCTCCGAGCACCGCGCCGTGATCGGCGTCGTGACCGACATGCGCGAGGAAGACGGCGGCCTCGTGATCGACGCCCGCATCTCCGACACGCAGCTCGGCAGGGACGTCCGCCAGCTCATCGCCGACGGCGCCCTCACCCAAATGTCGATTGGTTTCCTGCCCGACTCCGACGGGCAGACCGTCACCTACACCGATGACGGGATCGATGTGACCGTCACCCGCGCCACACTCTACGAAGTCTCCGTAGTTCCTTTCCCGGCCTACGAAGACACTGCTATCACCGACCAACGCTCCGCTACTATCGAAAGGGAGAAAATGGCAGAGACCGCCGCTATCGACAAGCTGGATGACGCGATCGGCGGTATCTCCGCCGACGTCCGGGCCCTCCGCGATCGGATCGACCGAGTGGAGACCGCTCAGGTCACCGAGCCGCATCCCCTCGCCCAGTACCGGTCCTACGGGGACTACATCAAGAACGCCCCCGAGGGCCTGGATTTCCGTGACGTCACCGTCACCAAGGTTGGGCAGTCCGCGCAGCCGCCCGCCTGGCTCGGGCGCCTGCAAGCCAAGATGGAGGCCAAGAAGCGCGTCACCAACGCGCTGGCGTACACGCACGACGTCCCGATGCAGGGCCAGACCGTCCAGTACTCCGTCTACAAGGAAGACAGCCTGACGGTCGCCGAGTACACGGAAGGCACCCAGGTGGCGACCGGGACCATGACCGATGAGCTGCAGACCGCGAAGGTGACGGCGTTCGCGGGCGGCACGTCCCTCACCCGCGCGACCATCAACCGGGCCGACCCGGCGTTCCTGGACGATATCGGGCAGCGACTCGCCATCAAGCACGCCAAGGCATTCGAGGCGTGGAACGTGCAGTTTGTCCGCGAGCAGATCGTCGCCGCGGCGGCCACGCGCTCCGTCGGCGGCGCCACCAAGGCCAGCGAAATCACGGCGGTCTCGCTGCGTAACGTCATCATTGACGCACAGAAGGCATTCGACGATTCCGACCAGTATTCGATCGACGGATTGTTCCTCACCTGGGACCTGATCAAGGTGATCGCGGCGCTCGGCGAGGAAAAGCGGCTGCTCCGCTGGGTCGGCTCCGACCCGGCCGTCGCCAACGAAGGCAAAATCGACCCGACCAAGCCTATCAGCCTGAGCCTGTACGGTGTGCCCGTCGTGCCGATCCCCGGCGATACCTTGGCATGTTTCTACGACAAGCGCGCGATCGTCGTGCGCGATGACGGGGAGGCGCCGCTCCGTCTGCAGCAAGACCAGGTGCTGGACCTGCGCCGCGACACCGCGATCTACAGCGAATGCGTCCACTACTGTCCTTTCCCCGGCGCCCTCCTGCCCTGGACGTTCAAGCAGGGCTGACATGGCGTTCACCGTCGATCTTGAGAAACTCCGGCTGGTCCTCACCCGCGAGCTGCACCTCGCGGGTGGGGCCTCCACCCTGGAACCCACGGACATCGCGGAGATGATCGACACCGCCGTCCAGATGGTCCGGTCCTACGTCGGCGCCTCCGAGCTGCCCGACAAGATCGCCCACAGGGCCGTCCTCGAAGTCGCCCGCGAACTCAACACCCGCATGCTCTCCCCGGGCGGTGTGTTCTCCGCTTTCGCGGACGCCGGCAGCCCGGTGCGGCTCGCCCGGGACCCGCTCCGGGCCGTCTACCCCATGCTCGCCCCCTACGTCAGGCCAGGACTCGCATGACAGAGATACCCACCATCGCGGACTGCCGCGCCGAAATCCAGGAAGGCCTTGTCGGAATCCTCGGCAACGCTTTCGGGACCGAGCTGACCGACGTCCGCTCCTACCTGCCGCAGACCCCTCCGCCGGCCACCGCCTGGATCGAGCTCATGGGCGTCGAAGCCGGCGACAACCAGGCCCTGCCGTACGCCCAGGCCCGGGCCACGTGGCGGGTCACCGTCACCGCCCGGCCCGGCATGGCCGTCGCCGACGCCACCGCCTGGCTGGACCGGGTCGCCCAGGTCATGCTCTCCCTGGACGTCGGCGGGATCAGCATCAGCGAGTACGTCGCCATCTCCGGCGACGCCCTCGCCTCCCCGCTGCCCGCCGTCCGCATCACCATCAAAACCATCATCACACGAAAGGCCAAATAAGCATGGCTATACAGCGCCTACGGGGATCCAAACTGGTCCTCAAAATCGACAACGTGGACTACGCCGCAGAAATCTCCGAGTGGAAGTTCCCGAAGGAAGAGACCAAAGATGCGGGGACGAAAACGTTCGGCGACGTCATGAAAGGCTCCGTCGGCAAGGCCACCCTGGAAGTCACCATCGTCCAGTCCACGAGCGCCGAAGCCCTCCTCATGAAAGTTTTCGACAACCCCGGCAAAGATAACGTGCCTTTCACGCTGGCTCCGCACGCCAACGACACGCCGACCCCGGATGAGCCTCACTGGATCGGAACGCTGGCGTTCCCGAAGCTCCGCCCGGCGATCGGTATCAAAGCCGGCGACGACGACAGCACGACCGAAATCGAATTCACGGTCCGCACCCGCGAGAAGAAAACCCAAGCGTAAAAGAAAGCGAGCTCTGTGATGCATGACGGCGTCTACTCCGTGGGCGACGGAGTCACCATGCGCATCCAGGGGGCAGACAGGGCGATGCGGGCCCTCGCCCGGGCCGGCGCCGAGACGAGCGACATGAAGGAACTCATGCACTCGCTCGGCGAGCTCGTGGTCCGCACCGCCAAACCCCTCGCACCGCACAAGACGGGCCGGCTCGCGGGATCGATCCGCGCCGGCCGCGGCAAAACCAAGAGCGTGGTCTACGCCGGCCGGAAAAGCATCCCGTACGCCGGCGTCCAGCACTACGGCTGGCCACGCCATCATATCCATCCACATCCTTTCCTGGTGCAGGCCCTGGAAGCCAGAAATCAGGACATAGTCAAGCATCTACTCAAGGGCCTGGGCGAGATATGCGACAAGCTCGGCCTGGACAACAACATCGGAGGAGGAGCCATCTAATGGAACCCAACACTGACGCCCAAAGCGAGGCGTTCTCGGCCTTCGCGGAATCCCTCACCATCGGGGAGCAGGTCATGTACACGACCATCACCGGCGCCGGCCTGGACGCCGACCCCGACCCCGGCCTCATGATGCGCGCCCTCGCTACCATCGCCCTGCAGCGCCTCGCCAAGCCCGGAGACCCCGCCATCACCCCGTCCGTCGCCGACGGCCTCACCATGGCCGACGCCCTGGACGTCATCGAAGTCGCCTCCCACACGGAGCCGCCCCGCGACGCCGCCCTCACCGGGATCCTCGCCAGGATCCGCCCCCACGCCGACACACACGCCGCGGCGATCGAGGCGACGGCCCCGTTTCGTGAAGCAGATGGCGGCAATGGTCGCCTCGGGCATCATCACGTCTCCCTGTGAATACTGGGGACTGACGAGGATGGAGACCGCGGCGCTCATCCGCGAATGGAACCGCCGCCAGAAAGCATAAAAAGTGCCCCCCCGGGCCTGAGGGAGAGAGAAGCGGAGAACAAACTCAGGCCCGGGGGGGCTTCCCCCCGATGTCAGGATCGAATCAACTGACAGGAAGGAGTCTATCAAGGTGGCAGGCAAGCAGTCAATCAAAATCAGTGTGACGGCCGACACGAAGCGGTTCCGGTCGGAGATGGGCAAGATCGGGCAAGCCGAGGGCGGCGTCGGCAAGCTCAAGCAATCCATGTCCGCGCTCGGCATCGGCATGAAAGGCCTCGCCGCCGGCGCCATAGGCTTCGGAGCAACCGCGGCTTTCGCCCTCGGCAAACAAGCCGTCAGCGCCGCCAGCAACCTACAGCAATCCATGGGCGCCGTGGACGACGTATTCAAATCCTCCGCCAAACAAGTGCACGCCTACGCACAGAAAGCGGCCGACGCCGTCGGACTCTCCCGAAACCAATACAACGAAATGGCGACGCTAATCGGCACCCAGCTGAAAAACGGCGGCACCGCAGCCAACCAGCTCGCCGCCCAGGCCAACAAAGTCATCAAGATCGGCGCTGACTTATCCGCACAGTTCGGCGGCAACACAAAAGACGCCGTAGACGCGCTCTCCGCAGCGCTGAAGGGCGAACGGGATCCGATCGAGAAATACGGGATATCGCTCACCCAGAATGCTATCGACGCCGAAGCCGCCGCCCTCGGCTACAAGAAAGTCAACGGCCAGCTCACCACACAGGCCACACAAGCCGCCACACTCTCCCTCATCCAAAAGCAATCCGCCGACTCAACCGGCAAATTCGCCCGGGAAACAGACACACTCGCGCACAAACAGCAAGTACTGTCCGCGAAATGGGAGGACGCAAAGGCCAAGCTCGGCAACATGCTCCTGCCCATCGTCACCAAGGTGACGGGGTTCATCGCCGACCATATCGTCCCGCTCATCGGCAAGCTCCCCGGCCTCCTAGCAGGACTCGGCAGAGTCATCGGCGGAGTCTTCGTCGGCGCCTGGCGGCTACTCGTCGGCGTCGTCAAAACCGCCGCGGTCGCCTTGAAGATCGCCTGGGAGGCCATCAAGTTGGTCTTCCAGCTCGGCGTCACGGCCGTCTCCGCCGTCATGTCCGGACTCGCCACCGTCATCGGCTGGGCCTGGGACGGCGTCAAGCTGATCTTCACGGGCGCCGTCGCCATCGTCAAAGCCGCCTGGGAAGGCCTCATCGCCCTCCTGAAAGGCGGTGCCGCCGTCATCGGCGCCGTCTTCACCGGGATCGCGACCGTCGCAGGCTGGGTGTGGACGGGGATCAAGGCCGTCATCTCCGGCGCCGGCGCCGTCATCGGCGCAGTCTTCACCGGCATCCGCACCGCCGCCGGCTGGCTCGGCTCCGCGTTCCAGGGCCTACTCGGCGTCATCAAATCCATCTGGGGCGCGATCAAATCCGTCATCGGCGCCGCCGCACACCAAATCAAAATAACATTCCAAACCATCATCGGATCAATAAAGATGGTCATCGGATGGTTCGGCAAACTACTCTCCAAAGTCTGGGGCGTGATAGGCCAGATAGCATCCTCCGTCTGGAACGGGATCACCAAAGTCGTAGGATGGGTCGCCGAAATCCCCGGCAAAATAGTGAAGGCCTTCGGCAACGCAGGCAAGATCCTGTTGAACGTCGGCAAGAAAATCATCGGAGGCCTATGGGACGGCATCAAGAGCGGCTTCGGCGCCATCAAAGACGGCTTCAAATGGCTCACCAACAAGCTCACATCCTGGAAAGGGCCCGAGTCCGTGGACCGCACCCTCCTGCGCGGCGCCGGCCAGCTCATCATCCAAGGCCTCGTGGACGGGATGGCGTCCCGGTACGGCGCCGTCCGATCCTCCCTCCAAAGCCTGACCCGCGGCATGCCGGGCATGATCGACGGGCAGGCCCTCGCCGGCGTCCCCGCCGGCATGCCCCTCCCCACCGGCGCAGGCGCGGTTCCACGTGAAACCAGGCCCGTCAACATCACCGTCCAGACCCTCACCGCCGACGCCCGCTCCGGCCAGGCCGTCGTAGACGCCATCCGCGACTACGAGCGCGCCACCGGCCGGCACCTGGTAGGATAGGAGACACCATGCACGTCTACCCGCCCGTCTCGCGCTTCGACTTCGCCCCCAAACACTGGCGCCAACGCTCCGGCGACCAGTGGAGCCAAGACCGCGTGAGGGTCTTCGTCCCCGACAATCAACGGCACGCCCCGAAGGGTGATTTCACGTTCAAGGCCGACAGCCGCGACCTGATCACGATCGACCTGCCGCCCATCCCCGCATCCTGGCACCCGGCCGTCACCGTCATCATCAAATGCCCCACCGTCACAGGCGCCACCGCCAGGATCGGGATCCAGGGCGCGGTGCGCACCCAGACCATGGACGGCACCGACCGCACCTGGCTCTCCTACAACCCGCGCTACCTGCAGCGGCTCACCATAGAGACCCCCGAGGTATGCGACGGGCAGGAATGCGAGCTGCACGTGGAACATGAGCTCGAAATCCCCGGAGACGGCTTCGCCGCGACGGGCCCGGAGGCCTACGCGCTCATGGCCCAGCTCCCCGACCCCGCCACCGCAGACCAGCGCCTCGGCAAGATCGTCCTCAGCTCCACCACGCTCCCCGACCCCAACCGGAAAGTGGGCGACTGGGACACCCTCGGCAACATCCGACTCGGCCAATACACGCTCCCGCCCTCCGACGCCGACCTGATATGGGTCAACATGCTCGAAAACGGAGTCACCGTCACCACCGAGCGCGGCATGGACTACGACGGAATCACTTCCAACTACAAGATCGGCACAATGAAAGCCACCTACCGGGACGCCTACGATCCGCGTGTCGCCAAGATCCACCGCGGGCGCCGGAACATCCTCGTCCACATCCCGTCCGCGACGCCGATCTTCACGGGCACCGTCGATACCGTCGTGTCCCACTACCAGCCCGACGGCACCTACACCACCGAAATCACCTCCGTGGACTCCACCGCCAAACTCGCCGCCAAAACCTCAGTGGGGCCGCTCTCTGAGGGGTGGGTGTGGACGGCGAACGGAATCGGCGAAGTCACCGGCCCCAACGGCATATCGTGGCACACCACCCTCAAGTCCGACAACGGGTGGTCACGGCTCGGCGTCCACCGCGCCCCCTACACGGACCGGTCCCTCGCCCAGTGGCTGGACATCATCACCGCCACCGGGTGCCGGCCTTGGTTCATTGACAGTCGCGGGTGGTTGGCGTTCGCGTGGTCCCCGCCCGACAATCTCCCGACCGGCTACATGATCGACGCCGGCGGCATCACCCAGTACCAGTCGGGGACGGTCTATCCGCAGACCACGGAGGCCTCGATCGACTACGACGCGTCCTCCGCCATCTCCCGCCTAGACATCACCACCGACCACATAGACCAGGAATACGACCAAAACAAAAAGAAGTGGGTCGATAAGGGCACCATGAGTCAGCAAAAGACCACGGTGTACGAACGGACAATCGAAGCCGAGTTCGGGGAACGCAAAAAGCAGGTGGGGATCTCCGTCAATACTTTCGAGTTCCTCCACAACCAAAACACGTGGGCGTCCCGCACCGTCGGCACCCTGACCAAGAAGCTCTACTACAACTACCCGTCGGCGTGGCCGTCCTCCGTCACCCTGCCGGCCTGGCACGAAGCCGACCCCGCGGTCGCCCACCCCTACCGGGTCCACGGCGACGCCATGGCCACCGTCGGGCGCACCGCCCAGCTGGACCTGACCGACATCGTCATGGTCTCCACCATCCAAGACACCTACCCCTGCCACATCAAGGGAATCAAATGGAGCCTGGATACCACTAGCGTCAAAACGACGCTAGAGCTACAGAAACCAATCCCCTACGAGTATGTGCCGGCATGGCTGGAAGCCATCCGGTGGAAAGGGAAAGACTAATGTATAATTTCACCGATGGCGAGCTTTTGACGGCGAAAAAGCTCAACGATACGCTGCTCGAATGCCGTACCGAGGCCATCGATAACTCCCTGGTAGCGTCGCACACCAACGGCACCTCCATCTCCGGCACGGCGCAGGCCGCCTACTGGAAAAAGTGCCGGGTCGTCACGGGCATCGTCTTCGCCTACCCGACGTCGATCCAGGATGGCTTCACCTACATGCCCGAGGCGGGATTCCCGGTGACTTTCCAGGAAGGAGTCTGCTCGATCACGTGCACGCCGCTCTCCGGGATCAACAACGCCCAGTTCCAATGCCAGCCGCCGCCCGGACCCCTCGAAATCGACTCGCTGTCTACAGAGAAATTCCGGGCACGCTTCCGCGGATCCGGCGGCAACGTTCCGTATGCTTTCATGTGGACCGCAATAGGATACTAAAGAAAGGCACCAAATATGGCTTGGTATCCCGGGGCCAACCACTGGCCCCTCAACGCCGAGACGCAGGACAGGTCCCACACCCCGGTGCGGATGACCCTCCACACCGCCGTCTCCGGCGCCCAAAACCTCTACCGCTACGGACCCTATAAAGGGACGTACAGCACGTTCTACGTCAACGGCGTCGGCGAGGTGTACCAGTACGCCTCCACATCCCAGGCGACCCGGGCCTCCGGCGCTGGGAATTTTGGCGACATCTCGGTGGAGACGTGGGACGGCGCCTCCGAGCGGGCCCTCACCTCCTCGCAGGTGACCGCGCTCGGCCAGCTGCTCGCCTGGATATGGGACACCCACCCGCACGTCCCGCGGCGTATCGCCACGCCCGGCGACCTTCGGGGACTCGCCTGGCACAGGCTCGGCTGCGCCGGAGATTTCGGGAGGTTCGACCCGACCGACCGGAAAACGTGGTGCCGGGCGCAGACAGGCGCCCGCTGGTCCACCGCCTACGGGAAAAACTGTCCGTACGACGCGAAAATAGACCAGCTGGACGATATCTACCACGCGGCCCTCGGAGACACCCCCGAGGAACCGGAACCCATCAAACCACCGCTAGGAGAAGAAATGATCATTGTATGGCGTGTAGGCGACAACGTCGCCTACCTGGTCACCGGCTGCAGCATGCGCCGGATCAGCTGGGAGGAGTACCAGGCGATCAAGATCGCCAACCCAGACATCCCCGAGCACTCCGCCTACCCGGAGACGGTCCAGACCCTCATGGAGGCCGTCCACGCCCAGGCCAAGTCCCTGCTCGATGACCTGCGGGCGCTGGGGGCGAGCATATGAGCATCCTCCTGACCGTCCCGGCCATCGTCGCCCTCACCAACCTCGCCAAGCGCACCGGACTCCCATCCCGGTGGGCGCCGCTGGTCTCCGTCATGGTCGGCGTCGCCGTCGCCTGCGGGGACGCCTACTCCACCGGGGCCGGCTACCTGGACGCCGTCGCCCGCGGGATCATCCTGGGCCTGACCGCCTCCGGCCTCTACGACCTGATGCCCGGCGAGCCGAAGGCGAACACGGTAAACGTCTACGGGAAGGACTCCGTCCGCACGGGGCGCCACTCGGCGGCCACCGGCACCCAGCCGTCGCCGTCTCCGGCGCCTGCGTCTGCGGCCGA